CTGGCACGACGAGGTAAACGAAGCCGTCGACTGGGCGATGGACTACTTCAAGGTCCTGAACTTCAAGTGCGACCCGGCCTGGTGGATCGAAGAGGTCGCGCGCTGGGCCGCCAAGCACGGCCGGGACCGCGTCGAGGAGATGTGGACGGGTGGCCGCTCGGAGACGAAGTTCGCGATCGCGTGCGGAGCCTGCCGAACCGGCATTCGCCAGGGAAGCACGACCATCGACCCGATACCGCTCCGCACCGAGCCCCAGACGCGTGACGGCAAGCCGCTGGCCGTGTGGCACTTCGAGAACGCGCGCACGCGCAAGGTCCGCATCCGGATCGAGGACGAACCCACCGAAGACGCCTACACCGTCAGGAAGGAAAAGCGCGGCTCCCCGCTCAAGATCGACAGCGTCCCGGCTTCAGTCCTTGCCCGCCGCGCCCGCGACGACGCCGAGAAGAAGGGGTTGTTCGATGAACCCGACTACAACTCCGCCAGCTTCGGCGGGATCTGGTGAGGAATGCCGACGATCGATGAACTGACCGCCCAGGTCAAGCGCCTGAGCAAGGAGCTGGACCGGCGCGTCGCACGCCACCGGGCGATCGAGCCCTACTACGAGAACGACCGCGACGACCTGGTGCTGCCGCCCGCGATCACGCAGGCGCGGCTGACCAAGGTCTACCGCTACCTGATGCCGGTCGCGGAGGCACCGTGGGGCTCGCTCGTGGTGGACTCGAAGCTCGACCGGCTCGAGGTTTCGGGGATCCAGGACGACGACGAGGACGCTGCGAGCGCGGTCTGGGACGTGTGGCAGGACTGCTACATGGACTCGGAGTCGAAGCTGGCGCATTCCTCGGCGCTGCTCGACGGGCGCGCGTTCGCGACGGTGTGGCTCGACCCGGAGACCGGCAAGCCCGACATCGCCCTCGACGACTGCACGCAGATGATCGTCCAGTACGCCGAAGGCTCGCGGCACAAGCGCGTCGCGGCGCTGCGGCGCTGGCAAGAAGGCGGCGACTACGTGTCGGATGCGAACTACAACCCCGGCACGATGTTCTCCTCCGAGACGACCTATGCTGGCGGCCAGAAGTTCGCGACGCTCTACCGCCCGGAGGGCATCTACAAGTTTCGCGGCGCGACGAAGCTCGAGATCGCGACGGGCCTGGCCGGTGGCAGCGAATGGATGCCGCGCTACGTCGACGGCGAGTCGTGGCCGCTGGAGAACCTGCTCGCACCGGAGGTCCCTGTCGTCGAGCTCGCGGTCAACCGCCGTCTCAAGCCCGGGCCCTTCCCCCACGCGCGCGGCGAGTTCGCCCACTGCACCGGCCTGATCGATCGCATCAACCTACTGACCTTTCTCGGCCTCGTGGTGGCCTTCTGGCAGGGCTTCCCGCTGCGCGGCGTGATCGGGGACAAGATCCGTCGTGAGGTACTGAAGGACGACGATGGCAACGTGATCATCGACCCGGCGACGAACAAGGAAGTGACGGAGGTCAAGCCTCCCTTCGACGCCCACCCCGACGCGATCTGGCAGATCGAGAACCCCGACGCGAAGATCCAGCAGTTCGACGCGGCCGACCGCAAGAACCTGTCGATCTATGCCGAGCTTGACCAGTTCGCATCGCTCACCAAGACCGCCCGCCACTACTTCCCGATGGAAAACGCGATAGCGAACATCTCAGCTGACACCGTGATGGCCTTCGAGGGCGGCATGCTCGCCGCGGTCACGGGCCACAAGTCGACGCTCGGCGAGGGCTGGGAGGAAGTTCTGCGGCTCGCCGGCAAGCTACTCCCGAAGCCCGTGCTGCTCTCAAAGAAGGCCGAGATGGAATGGAAGAAGCACGACTCGCGCTCGTTGGCCGAGAGTGCCGACGCCTTCGTGAAGCTGACGGGATCCGGAGGCGGCAACGGGCTTCCTTGGATGGCGGCCGCCGAACTCGCGCTGAACGTGAGCGACTCGCAGCTCAAGCGCTGGGAATCCGAGCAGGCCACGAACCCGCTGATGCAGATCGTGGCTGCGGCGCGGCAACCGGCGCCGGTGACGGACGTCGTCCCCACGAATGGCAACGGACCCGTTCCAGCGCCGGCTGGTTAGCGGGCACATCGAGGCCCAGCGGCGCTTGCGCGTGCTGACCGCCGCCGCGGTCGCCCGGGCGTGGCGCGACCTCGGCTCGTGGGACCGCGTCGATGTGCCGCGCTTCACAGACCAGGCGGTGCCGGTCGTACTTGCCTCCCAGCGAGGCTCGGTGGCGCTCACGAACGCCTACATCGCGCAGTACCTCGGTCGACGTCCGCTGGGCCTCGACGCAACCAGCCTGATCGGCGCCGGCGTGCGTAACGGCACTCCTCCCGAAGAGGTCTACTTCCGCCCGTTCGTAAACGTCTGGTCCGCGTTGAAGGACGGCAAGCCGTTCGAGGACGCCTTTCGCTCTGGGCTTGCTCGAGCCGAAGGCGCCGCGGCGACCGACGTGCAGCTTTCGAGCTTCCACACGGCCGCTGCGATCGGCGGCGCCGACGCCCGGATACAGCGCTTCCAGCGAGCTGCGGATTCCGGCGCGTGCGAGTTTTGCCAGGAGGTCGACGGCGCGATCTTGAACAGCGAGGACGCGGCCCCCCTCCATTCGCACTGCGGCTGCACGGTGGTCCCCCTGGAAGAGGACCTGCCGCTCACCCCCTTACCCGATGGCGTGGCCGTGCACGATCACGGCGAGCTCGGGCCCGTTCTTACCTCGCCGCACGACCACTTCACGACCGAGGCTCAAGCCCTCGGTTAACCGGCGCCGAACGGCGCCTTACTCAAGGAGGCCGAATGGCCCTGCTGGACCTATTGCGCTGGCGGCTGCGAATGCTGCGGCTGGCGTTCACGCTGAAGCCGATCCGGGGTGCCGACGATCCGCCCGACGATCCTCCGAAGGACGATCCGAAGCCGGACGACCCACCCAAGGACGATCCGCCGGACGACGATCCCGACAAGGTCACGCCGGACGACGACTGGCAGGCGAAAGCTCGCAAGCACGAGCGCGCGGCGAAGGCTGAGCGCAAGCGCCGCGAGGACCTCGAGCGCCAGCTCAAGGAAAAGGACGACGAAGACAAGACCGAGCAGCAGAAGGCGATCGACAAGGCTCGGGAGGACGGCAAGGCTGAAGCCCTGACCGCGGCCGAGAAGGATCGTCGCTCTGACCGGCTCGAAGTGGCCGTCACTCGGCTCGCCTCGAAGGGCATCACGTTCGGCCAGGGCGACGACGCCAAGACGCTCAAGTTCGCCGACTCCGACGATGCGCTCGGGAACATCGAGCGGATGGTCGCGAGGGGCGACATCGACGCCGATGACATCTTCGACTCGGAGGGCAAGGTGAACGCCGACGCTCTCCAAGACGCGCTCGCGGACCTGCTGAAAAGCAAGCCGCACCTCGCCGCCGGGGATGCAAAGCCTCCTCCTGGTGACGCAGACACCCGCAAGGGCGGCAGGCAGGAGAACGACGAAGAGTCGCTCGTTAAGGACTACCTCGCCGAGAAGTACGCAGAGAAGACGTAGCCGCGACCACGCGGCTGACCTCTAACCAAGGAGATAAGCCGCATGGCTACCTTTATCACGCCGAGCGTGATCGCCTCCACGGCGCTCGCGACGCTTTTCAACACGACCGTCCTGTCGAACCTCGTCTGGCGGGACTTCGACGCGGACTTCAACGGCAAGGTCGGTGACACGATCACCGTTCGCAAGCCGGCGACGTTCACCGTCAACGAGTTCAACCGCGGTACTGGGATCGTGCTGCAGGACCCGACAGAAGGCTCGGTCGCGGTCAAGCTGGACACGATCCCCGACGTGTCGTTCCCGATCACGAACGAGGACCTGACGCTGCGCCTCGCCGAGATCGACAAGCGTCTCATCACCCCCGCGATGGAAGCTGTCTCGCAGTACATCGACGGCAAGCTCGCGGTGGCGCTCGTGACCGCTGCCCTCAGCACGGGCGGCGGCAGCGTGGTCCACGGAACCGGGACCTCGCAGGGCGACCAGATCAAGGCGTTCCGCGCCGCCCGCCGGGTGCTCGGCCGCAACAAGCTGCCGCTCTCGGAGCGCTACGGGGTGCTGTCGCCGGAAGGCGTCGAGGCGG